CAGATTGTTTCCAATACAAACCTTCTTGACCACATCTTTTGCAAGCGACTTGTGCCATCTGGATTCTCCCTTTCCCGATATAACAAGTATACCAAACTAGGGTTTAGTATGCAAGTTTCTGCGAACTCTTTCCTGACGAATCTCAGCCAAAGTCAACCAATAACCAATCCCATCAACTGTGTTATCCAACTTAGGATTACCAACCTCACGAGCCATCTTCATCCCCACCATGCACAAAGCCACCTGCTCGGCTGTGACAGGAGTTTTAAGGATTACTGACCATATCTTCGATGCTCTATCCAAATTATCCAAGGGATGCCCATAATCAGCGTTCCTATCATCAAAAACAAGTTTCTTAGCAAAGTCTGCAATATCTTCTGGACTCATAAGACGGCTAAATCACTCCAAAACTTCTTATCGTGTTGACCAACTAACAAAGTCATCGTTCCCGGACTTGAAAAAACTCCTGTTTGGTCGGTATACCATTTTGACCCCCCAGAAGTTGTTAACCCATCTGAATCTAAACTCGGGGCTTGGAATCTTGTGAACATTCCAAAGTCTTCAATTTTTACTGAATGACGATGCCCAGTGAACCAAAGTCTTGGCTCTGCACCATTATCTCTAAGAAGTCTTAAAGATTGTCCACGCAACCATTCCATTTCTTTACCAGAAATTTTATGACCATGTGCAAAAGCAACTTCAACTCCTGAAAGATTAGTTTGCACATTCATCTCATCATGAGGAATAACCCATTCATCAATGACTTCTTCGTTTTTCAAAATTCTTTGCAAAGCATCAGCCAAGAATCCATCTGAAGAATCTGAATCAGATGTAACGGCTTTCCCTGCACCTCGTCTGGTCCACTCTCCGTGGTTACTTAAAACTGAAACAAACTTTTTCTTTTCAGCAAGATGCGCTGTTGTTGTGACACCTAAAGTCCACAAATCAAGTGCTGTTAAAAGTTGTTGCCTCATTGTTCCTTGCACGGTGAAAAGTTGAGAACTGTAATGTCCATCACAATTTTCGATTGGGTCTCCGAGATTTACATAACAAATCTGTTCAATGTTTCGACCCATCTTCTTCAACTCAAGGATACGATTATATGTTTTCTGAAATGAATCTTGAACTCGTTTAATTGTTCCATCGATTCCACCCGAACCCGATTTATACAATTGCCAATCAGACCACAACACAACAAAAGTTGATGGGATTTCTGTTGACTTTGTTACAACAGGTTTGAATTTCCTGATTGATTTACGAACCTCGTCAATGTCTTTATCTGTGATTGTTGGAACTTTTTTACGAATAAATGTTGCACGATAGGAATACAAGAAAATGACATCTCTATCACCATTTTCTAATCTTTTTGAACTCTGCCACTTCGACATCCGAACTTTGTCATCAAGGATTGAAAAATGTTCTGGGTCAAGCCCGAAAGATAAAAGAATTGAATCCCAATCAGTGATTGGTTCGGTGAGTGTTCCTGTGTTGATTTCAACTGAGTCTTGCTGTAACTCTGCCCAAGGCTTAGATGCTTGCCCAACAACATCTTCAATTGTGTCATCAATTTCAATCCCATGTCTTAATTTGTAATCTTCTAACGCTTTTTCTGCTTCTTCTTTAGTTTTGTAATGACCTAAAGTTTTATGACCATCTGTTCTGCCAGTCCTTGCTCGATAAGTCCCATTTTCACGCTTTTCAACCGTGCCATAACTTCGGACTTCTTTCACAAAATTCTCCCTTTATTGACTTTGGTTAGATGCCTTGCATCTCCCACACCTAATTGACCAAGGGCGCGTAACGAACTCAGCCAGTAGCCTTTTGCATCGCCAGCATCTTGGTTCACTATCTAATTGTGAACCCTTACCGTACGGATTTGGTGTATTCTCCATGGGTGTGTCTAAAGTTCAACATGACATCTAAAGTTTGTTGATAAAATTGGTCGGCTATTCTTATCAACACCCATCGGCATTACAGAACCAACTGGTTCAATCCTTAAAACCCTCAAACTATTTATTGTTTGATTAGCAACTGCTGACAGCAAAATACGAGCACCATCGGCTGCATCTCTGGCTGTTCGATAATCGTCTCTGGTTGCTCTGAATAATAATTGAACTGAAGGCTTATCAATTTCAATCCCTGCTGTTCCCATAGTAAACATTGGGGCTAAACCTTCGTATTCAAAAACACCAATACAGACATCTGGGGATTCAGGAAGGATACCAAGGAAAATATTTGTTCCTAAAGTGCCTTTACCATTAGTTTGTAAATATGTGCCAACGGCTTCAAGTATTGTGCTCATCTTGGCAACTCATTTCTCATCATGTGAGTAATTCTAGTGGCTAAATTTTTAATAATTACAGGAACTTGACGATAAAGGGGTGTTTCTAAATACTTTGCTTGGGTTGGGGCAGTGTGTCTGGAATAAAGATTTTCATGAACATATAAAGCATAATGTGCAGCAGGACCACCATAGGTAACACGAACAAAAGTTCTATTGTTCTCTTGCCTAGGAGCATGAACAAAACCTGATGCCCTCAAAGCACCTGTATCAACAGGTACAAGTTTTTGCGATTCATTGAAAATAACATTTGCTTCTTCGTATATTGCTTTCTCCAAAAGATTAGGAAAATTACTTGGAATACGAGCAATCGCATCAGCCAACAATTGAATATCAGCACTATTAACATAAAAATCACGATTGGTTGTAGCCACTATTTACCAAACTTTACGGCTGTGTGATGGTCGCCATCTTCATCTTTCAACTGGTCAATTCCATAAATAATTGCTTGAGAAAAATCAGGCAAAGTCATCGTGCTAGTCAAATTAACATTAAGTAAAGGACCTTCTGTTAAAAATCTTCCAGTAACAGAAAACTCACGCTTATCCTCTGTACGAACAACTTCATCGTCATACATTAAACGACCTTTTTTTGTGTACGCTGTGCCATAACTTCTTTTACCATAATTGTCAAAAGCAGTACCATTAGTAAAAGAACAAGTATCTGGCATCAACTCATTAAACTCTGGGTCAAATACCATTATTAGTCAACCGTATCTGAACTTAAACCATTTGTCGGGTTATCGAACTCACCCAAATAAAAATCTGTTGTTGGAGTGAATGGACCACGATTGATTGTTGATTCAATTGCTTGAGGGTTAATAGTTGGGTTTGGTGGGGACAAACGCATTCTTTGTTCAAACAATGATTTAGCCAAAGCACGATATTCTCTTGCTTTGTTTGTGAATGATTTGGAAATAGAAATATCGCCAACTGTTTTAGAAACATTGTCAGCATCACGAGTAAATCTTGATGCAATAACTTCAGCCCCACCTCTTGCTGCCTCATAAGTATTTGTCCATGTGGCAATCAAATATGAAATCTCTTCGTCTTGTAAAAGCACATCTGTGGAATCAGTATCGTTTAATAAAAACCTGATAGCATCACGCTGGCTTGCTGATGGTGTGCCTGAATATGTGAAAGTCATTACAAAATCAATCCTTTGAACTGACGGATAGGTGATTCGATTGCTGATGCCCCATTGTGGTAAACCATGCAAGAAATCGGTGTTCCTATTTTAGCGTTGAAAAACCAAGATAAAGTAAATTGAATTGATTCCACACCATCTGGAACTGCGTAAGTGTTTGTTCCGGTGGTGTCGTTCTTACCCTTGTAATCCCTAGCAAAATTTATTTTCACATAGGTTGGGCGACCAGTTTTAGGTAAAGTTAAATGTAGTTGTGCTTCCCAAAAACAATGACCATCTTGGGTTGGGTCGATAGCATCTTTTTTGTCGAAAAGCATGGGTGTCCAAACTTTTGGTTTGAAAGATTGTTTATTCTTATCGTCTTTCCATTGAACATACATGCCCATTAAAATTCTCCTCTATTAAATAAGGGGGCGAGCATTTCTGCCCACCCCCTAAATTTTAGTTGCTAATTAAGCAACAATGCCGTTCCAGAAGTAGCCTAAATCTGACCCGATAACTTTGTTATCGAATGCCATTTCTGCTTCAACTCTGGATGCACGGATTGAATCCATACGGAATTGTGAAGTTCCGATAACTTGACCTAATCCTCCAGAAACACCTGTCCATGA